TAAACCTTTCTTTAAATAGTATTATAAATTTTTCTTTTCCCTGGTCAATAGGAGAATCTTTATAATTTAATAAATTCTTTTTGTCAAATATAAAACTTATATTAACATATTGATTATATTTATAATTAATATCTTTAAGTTTTTTAGTCCAACTTTTAAATTCATCATCACCTATTTGTTGAAATTGTTTATCAAAAGCAATGCAAATTTCTTTAGCACCTGTGGCAATTAATAATTTAATTTGGTATTTTGATAAACTGCTACCGCAAACTGCTACACTAATATCATTTTCTTGTCCAAAATAACTCTCATATAAAAGTGGACTTTTTTCTCCTTCAAATATTATTGCCTTACCTAGTTTTTTAATATTCTCTTTACTATTGTTTAAATTATATAAAGAAAATCCTAAAGGGTGATTATACATTTTTCTATTTAAATACATAGGCCTATACTTTCCATATTGTTCATTTTCTTTAATTAGAGTTCTTTCTCTTATTCCAATTAAGTTGCTATCCTCATCATAGTGTGGAATTACTATTGCTTGACTAGAAGGATTATAACAAATATTATGATGTTTAATCGCAGAAGTCGTTATACCTTCTCTTTCCCATGGTATGATTCTTGGCTTTGGTAAAAATTTCAAAATTGTATCATCATATTTTTTTAGTTCAACTATTTGTTTGTTATTCATCTCTTCTGAATTTTCAATATATTTATTTAAAATCTGCCAATCTTTAAGTTCATTTTCTTCTCCAAAAAAATCTTGGCTTTTGTTGTCAATTAAATTAAAAAATTGTTTTAAAAATGCAACTGCTTGCGGCAATCCAATATCTTTTCCTTCATTATGATAAACTTTAATGACTAACTCGCCAATATCAAAGGTATCGCCGCAATCTGTGTAGCAACGAAATAGTTTTGTATTATCATAATAAAATAATTTATGACTATTGCCGCAATGACATATAGTTCTTGATATAATTATATTGTTTTGTCTATGGGGTTCTGCGCCAAAATAAGAAAGTAAATTTTCAACTTCATTTAAACTTAAATTATTTTTAATTTCATTAATATCCATTTAAAACTTTACCTCCTTATTTTAAAATGCAGGTGTAGTAACTTCTTTTATATTAATTTTTAATTCTTCAATTTCTATTAAATGATAATTATAATCAGTAGCAAACATAGGTTCAATGCGACATGTACCTCTATTAGCTTTACACCATAGTAAAATATTTTTATATTGTCCACGTCTATTTTTGTATATTGAAATTTTAATTACTGGGTCTTGATAACCTTTTTTTGTTAAGATACTTTTTAAGGCTTCCCTATCGTCATTACTAGTTTCTAACATAATCATACCTAAATCTATTTTATCAGCTATTGATTTAGCTCCTCTTAATAAATTTTGGTCGTATATTTGCGCCTCTTTATATTCTGCATTTAATTGAGTTGAGGTCATAATAAAAATACCATATTCATTACAAATATCTTTTAATCTTATAGAAATCATAAATAATACATTATCTTCTCTCAAACCTTTTATTCCTGTCTTTGAAGTTACTTCTGTTAATATTTTCATACTTGTATGTAGATAATCAAAAAAGACATATTTTACTTTATATTCATGACAGCTAAATTTTATCGTATTTTCAATATCTTTAATTGAAAAGTCTGGTAATCTTTTAATATGTAATTCTGATTTACTTAAAACTTCTGCAGCGTGCATTACTCTTTCAAATTCTCCTGCATAATATTCATTATATATAATATGATTTTCATCTACATTAGATAAAAATGCTAACATCATAGTTTGTATTTCATCTAGTTCTTGTTCAGTTGTAATATATAATACTGGTTCTTTACTTCCATTCTCTACCCATTTACCCTGCGCAGAGTCAAATATTTCATTACAAGCAACAGTACATGCATCTGCAATCATTGCTCTAGTTTTTCCTACACCAGTAGCAGCACTTCTTAAGTAAAATTTTTTGAGTCTTGCTCCTCTTGTTATACTATTGATAATGGAACCACCATATAATGGATATCCATATTCAGGTCTTGTTTGAAAACTTTCGATTAAATCTGTGATACCTTTTCCAGCAAGAGAAAAATCTTCATTTGTATTATCTACATATTTTATTTTTATTTCATCTATTCTATTGTTAATAGTTTCTGCTATTGATTCTAATGATGTATTATCAAGCCAATCCTCTTGTACTTGTTTTCTTTTTGCATCAAATATATTATCAACATCATATAGCCAAGTTAAATCTAATCCAACACTATCGTACATTCTTAATAGAGTCATCTTTTTTAATCGTTGATAATAATAACCAAATGTGGATATAGTAACACTTTGAGACACTTGCTCTAGATATTCTTTTCCTTTATTCGATTGATATATTGCATATGCCTTAGGTCTTTGAACTAAATAGTCTTCAATAGCATTAATTGTAATTTTTTTTGCTCCTAATTCATGTAAATTATACATTGTTCCAAAAATTATTCGATGAAATTCTTCAGGAAAATCATCTTCAATAAATGTATAATTATCATTGTCAAGCAAGGTAATATTATTATAAATATTTCCAATAACTTGTATTGTAGATGCTGTATCTACATATCTACTTGTGCTCAAAATTTACTCCTCCTCTTCTAATAATTTAAATTCCTTTTTTGAAAAACTTGAAATTCGAGGAGATGGTGGAGGAATTGTTACAATTTTAGTTTTATGACTTAAAGTCACTATTTTTTCTTCATTATATTGATTAACGTCAAATATTTCTTTGTAATAGTTATATACTCTATCCCATATAAAAGGAATAATTCCAATTCCCTCATTCGCATCTTCTGTTTGATGTTGTTCCTTCTCATACCACCATTTCAAACATTTCAACATGCCTGAATAACTATAATTATAAGTATTTTTATATGTATAAATTTGATTTATTATTTTTGCACTTAAATAGTCTTTTTTAAATAATTTTTTTATATAATTTTCTAATTCTAAATAATCTTGCTCATTTTGTGTCATTTCGGGAGGCTTTATATATCCATTTACTTTCGCACAAGCTTCATGGGCCCATCTTGGTCTGTTTTTAGTTTTATCATTTATAATTTCGATACATGATTTTTTATCTCTGTCAAAAGTTTCATTACAATAATAACATTTTACATAATGAGCCATACTTTCCTCCTTTTCATAATATATCTATATATTAATTATATCATAAATTTATATAAAAATCAAAAGGAGAGCACTATCTCGCTCTCCAAAAATTTTAATAAATTTATTTACTATTGATTAATTCTTTTAAATCGTCTACTATTAGACTTAAAGCTTCAACTTGTTCTCTTGAACATTGTGTAACTTTTTGTCCTCTTCCTAGATATTTATCTGTAATTTGAATTATTCTTGGTTGCCAGAATTCTTTAAATTTAGTTTCTTCGTTAGTTGAGATAAGATTATTTACTAAATTATTAAATTCTTCCATTAAATCATCAAAGTCATAATCTTTAGTTGTATCTTCAAATAAGTTATTTTTATTATCTGTAAAAAATTCTGCGCCATCTTCTTCCATTTGTTTATCAATAGCTCCTCTAATTGCATCTACTAAATTATCATATGTGAAATCTATATAATCTGGTGTATATTTAAACCTTGATCCTGCCATATATCTTGTAGTACCTCTAATAAATAATTTTGTAACAGTTCTTTGCTCTCCACTATCTAAAGTTTCTGTAACTGCTCTTGAGTAGCCAATAATATCTGCCATACGAGATACAATATTTGTAGCTCTTTTATCAAGAGTTGGTACTATTTTATTATATTCTTGTCCTGATTCATCTGTAAATGTTTTGTCAGTGGCATGACTTATTAAGACTAAACCATAATCCATTTGAACAATACTTCTTAAACATTCGTCAAATTCTTGACCTACCATTCCATATCCTTTACCAAATGGTATATCACTAATGTTATCTACTCCAAATCCTCCATCTGTTCTTTTTGCATTTGCGCAAATATATTTAGTTACATAATCATATGCGATATCTGCAGTATCAACAATAATTGTGCTAAATTTTTCTTTAACAGCCTCTTCTTTTAGCTGTCTTAAAACTTTACGGAATTCTGCCCAGCTGTTAATAGGTTGAGCCATAATTCCAGGAATTGCATTATAACCTTTTTCAAATGCTAATAATAGCGAATTAGGAAATCTTGCCGCAGTTGTTGTTTTTCCTGTTTTTGGGTCTCCATAGAAAAATACTGAATATCCACGCAAATCACGAGAAACTTGATGAGGAGTTAAATTTAATAAATCTATATCTGCCATTTATTTTCTCTCCTTACTATATTCTTTTGAGAGTCGATTAATATTTTCATACTAATCGACTATCTTTTTACTTAAAAATTAAAAGTTCCTGTTTTTGCTGGTTTTGGTCCTGTTGCTTGAGCTACTGGTGCCGCTGTTCCAGCGTTTCTTTGTGCTCTATATTCTTCAGTTCTTTTCTTTACATCTGCTAATTTAATTTCCCTATCTTGCATTGCTTTTGTTAATTCTTCTGCAGTTAAATCTTCTCCTCCAAAATCATATGAAATTACTTTTGGAGTTCCTGTAATTTCCCACTCTTTTACTTTTCTTTCATAAGTTCTAACTGCTGCTTCACCAAATGCAGTTTCTTCTTCTATTGTTGTAGTTTTTGTCAAGCAGTTAATT